CTTCGCAACGGCTATGCTTGAGATGTCCGATCATTTGAAGAAGCTAGCAGCGGAAAACGCCGAGCGTGAGGCGGAAACCGCGCATCTTCTGAAACGGATCAAGCGTCTCGAAAGCGTGCGCGTCGTGACAGAGGTTGACGCGGCATGAGCCTGAACGAACGCAGCGTGAAGAACCTGGCCGGCGTGCATCCCGACCTTGTGCGCGTGGTGGAGATGGCCGCGGCCCGGTGCGAGGTGCCTATCGTCGTGACCGAGGGGCTGCGGTCACGGGAGCGGCAAGCAGAGCTCAAGGCGGCCGGCAAGAGCTGGACGATCAACTCGCGCCATCTCACCGGGCACGCCGTAGATCTGGTGGACGCGGACAACTACGGCTACGACATCCCAGACCTCGACAAGATCGCTGATGCGATGAAGGCGGCGGCCAACGAATGCAACGTGCCGATCGTGTGGGGTGGCGATTGGAAAAGCCGCGACACGCCCCACTTCGAGCTCGACCGCAAGGCCTACCCGGCATCAGGTGTCCCGACCGGCACCCTGATTGCGGAGCAGGTCGGCACGATTGCCAAGGCGCGAGCCACCATTGCGGCCGCAGTCGGCACGGGCGCTGTGGTCACGAAGGAGGCTGCTGACGCCGTGACCGGCATCAAGGCGCCGCTTGTGCCTCCCGTGAGCGACGGCATCGTCCAGACCGTCACCAACTTGGCGGGGTGGAGCAAGGTGCTCGGCAGCCATGACACGTCAGTGTTTTTGCTCGGGACGCTGGTCTTTGCGCTTGTTGCTGCGGTGCGCTGGGGCATCAAAAAGGCCAAATCATGATCACCCGTCTCGCCCTCGCCGCCGCCATCTCAATGGCCGTCATGGCCCTGCTGTCCTCTCGTTCTGCGTTGATCGACAAGGGCGAGGCTCGCGCCGTCGCCAAGGTGGAGAAACGCAATGACACGGTGCGCAAGCGTGCCAAGGATGCTGGTCGCAAGTCTGCTGATCCTCAGTCTCCCGGCGTGCTCAATCCTTACTTCCGAGACTAAGATTCCAGCCGACGCGAAGGTGACGGCCGAGGCCATCGGCCACGTTCGCCCGAGCCGGAAAGACACGTGCGAGACACGCCAGCAGCTCGCGGCGCAATCGTCCCGCATTGACACCATCATCCAGGGCAAGGAAGTCGTCTACAAGGACGACTGCAAGCCATCCGAGCCAACCAAGACGAGTTAGAGCGATGGCCCATGCTGGATTTCGAGACTGGGGTTCACGTTGGCCAGGCGCTGGCGAAGCTGCGGGACCATGGGAAGCGCCTAGACACTCTCGAGGCCGAGGTTCACGACCTGCGATCCCTGATCACGCGGGCGATGCTGCTGGCGGCCCTGTGGCTGGTTGGCGTGGCGGGAAACATCAAGGCCGACACGATCGGCGAGGCGGGGGCGGCGTTCCTCCGGGCGTGGCTCAAATGATTCACCGAGCGTTGTCCGTCGCCTGCTGGCTGGGGTGGATCGCGGTGTTTCTGGTTGCGATCCGTATAGGCTGGCACCTCGTTATCGCGCTGTGATAAGCGGGCTTTCCTTCCTACTCGCCTTCGTGCTCGATCACGAGATCTTCGATTGGCGTGTTTTCGTCCCCGATGAAGTACATCCACGGGTGCCAATCGACGCATTGCGCGACCGCTTCCACCGGCATCTTGAAAGCTTTGGCGGCGTCTCCGAGCGTGGGCGCCCCATTCAGTGACGCCCATATAGACACGGCGTTTGCAATGATGCCGACGCCGGGCTTGCCGTAGTCGTCGCTCCCCAGATCAGCGTCGAGGTTCCAGTCGTTCTCATTCGGCCCGAAGAACGGGTGGAGCTCTTCGGTAATTGGCTGGGTGTCTTCGAGCTTCATGCCCGGGGTCTCCTGTCACTTTGCTTCGTAAGCGGCTTTGATGGCTGCAACTCGTGCGTGCGCTTCGGCTTCGGTGAACTGCCAGCCTTGCTCGATAGGCATGGCGGACGGAGCCGAGTGTACCGAGTAGTTCCATCCACCCTTCCACGGATAGCCGCGCGGGAAGACGCGCGTCACGACGGGCTTGCCGGCAAAGAGTGGGTCGATCTTCACTCGACAATCAGATCCGTTTCGCGCCCGCCGGCAATCCTCGCACACGAACAGGTAAGAAGCTCGCCGCGCGCCGATGCGCTTGTGCTTCATCTCAGCGCCGCAGCAATCGCAATGATCCATGTCCGTGTCTCCCCTGCTCATGGTGTGAATATAGAGAAGCCGCGCTTGCGCGTCAACAGGAAGTCGGGTAGAAATTCGACTGTCAACACTTTCGGGACAGTCGGTTTTGAGACGAACGAAGCGCAAGCGGCAGGCGTTGCCCGAGCCCATGCCGCCTCTCTCCGAGAGCGGCGCCGTCATCGGCTACGCCAGGGTGAGCACCGAGGAGCAGTCACTCGACATGCAGATTGCCGCACTCGAAAAGGCCGGCTGCCAGCGCATCCTCTCGGAGCAAATCTCCGGGGCGGCCAAGCGCCGGCCGAGGCTGGACGAAGCTGTCGGCATGCTGCGCGAGGGCGACGTGCTCGTGGTGTGGTCGATCGACCGGATTGCGCGCTCGATGTCCGATCTGTACCGGCGCGTAGAAGCGATCGATGCCGTTGGCGCGGGCCTTCGCGTGATCGCCCAGCCTATCGACACGACCGGCCCCATGGGTCGGCTGATCCTCGGCATCCTTGGCGCGGTGGCCGAGTTCGAGCGCGCGCTGATCGTGATGCGAACCAAGGCTGGCGTGCAGCGTCGGCGCGAGCGCGGGCTACCGGTCGGCCGGCGCCGCAAGATGAGCGACGAGCAAATTGCCGAAGCGCAGGCGCACCGAAGCAAGGGCGAGGCGGTGAGCGTGCTCGCCGCCATGTACGACGTGAGCGAGGCCACGATCAGGGCCTACACCGTGGACAAGGAACGGAGCTAGAGGAGGGGAAGTCGTGAGTGAAGATAATGTCACAAGACTGCCTGTCCGGTATAAAAGCCATGTTCCAGAAGAAAGAACGCTTGTTCGTCCTCACGAAGTCCAGCGCTACGGCGGGTGCGCGCACAACAAATTCATCGTTGACGACAAGAAGCTTGAGGTTGAGTGCGGCGAGTGCGGCGAGAGACTAAACCCTATGTGGGTTCTGACGCAGTTGGCCTCGCGCGACATGCGAATGCATGAGGCTGCGAGGCGATACAAAGACGAGATGAAGCGTCTTGATGAGCGGTCTCGAACTAAGTGCGATCACTGCGGAAAGATGACTCGAATATCTAGGCGCTAGAACCGCTATGTCCAAGGTCATCACCCTCAGCGTCTCAGCCAGCGATCCGGAGAGCGATGCTCCGACGGTTGGAGACTTCATCGATCAGGTCCGTGACTACTTTGAGCTGATGGCTCTCGTGGAAGGGACGCTCGCCGAAGATGGCTCGAGTGTCATCGACTGGCGGATCGTCAAAGCAAGGAAGAACAGCCCGCTGACGCTCGAAGTGCAGGCATTTCCGAAGGAATACGCTGTCAATATCGATCAGCGCGCGCAACTGATCTTGAGCAACACGTTGGGGGGGCTGCGTCGTCTGGCGCAAGAGGCCTCCCGACCACAGTACTTCAACGATCAGGCTCTCCTGAAGGCCAACCGCATTTTTGAGCGAGTGACCAACGGCTTCGACCGCATGACAGTCGAGATCGAAGGCGGTGCGCCCGTCGTGATAACCCCGACCGTGGCAAGAGCGTCTGCGAAGAACATCCGGGACACGCTGACACCGAAGGGAAAGCCCTACCGGGAGCTCGGCACAATCGAAGGGCACGTCAAGCATGTCGATAGCGACGGCTACGGTCGAAGCATCCTCACTCTGAGGCATCGACTGACTGGCAACGAGATCAAGTGCATCATGACCGGCGAAGCTAAGGCCGAAGTTTCAGTTCATGAAATCGGCGATGTTTGGAAGCTTCGACGCATCGAGGTTTTCGGCACGATCCACTATCGCGCGCAAGGCAAGATCAGCCAGGTGGAGGCGACAAGGGTGCGCTTTCTGAAGGCTCGCTCTGAACTGCCCGACGCCAACGCAATCATCGATCCCGAATTCACGGGCGGCCTGACATCCGAGGAGTACTTGTCGAGGCTGCACGATGGCCAATAAGTCGGAGCGTGTGTACTGGGCCGACATTCCCCAAGTGGCCTGCCTTCTGACGTGAAAATGGCCTGACTGCGCCAGCTGATCAAGCGTTTTCCGCCCCGAGCGGCGTCTGTGGTCGCGCGCACGTCCGAAGTTGGGCGAATTGGCCCGCAAACCCGCAGCATCCCGGCCCGGCGGCGACGTTTTTCAGCGCATCGGGCAGACTTGTCCTGCCGCTTTCGTTCAGTTTTGGCTTGGATCGCGGTCACGCGCATAGCGGTGGCGCTCGCAATCGGCGGATGGCGGCAAGAATGGCGCGCACCATCGGGCCGGTGACGGCCACCTCGCGGTCCAGCGCCAACGGGACGAGGCCCATATCCTTGAGCTTTGCCCGGCCACGGGTCATCGCTCCATTCTCCGCGTCCATGCGTTGTAGCCGGGCGGGGGCTTTCGGAAACCGCCCCGCTTGTCCTCAGCATTGATGTGGCGCTTCCTGATGCGCTTCGTCTTGGCGATCGCCGGCACGTCCTGAGTGTAGGTCTTGACGCCGTGGCACGACCGACAAAGCACCTGGCAGTTGTCGGCTGTCGGCTCGCCGCCCACAGCGTCCGGCACACGATGATCGTAGTGGGGACCGTTGCCGGGCCTGATCTTCACGCCGCAGCTTTCGCAGCAGCCCTCGGCGCGTTTGAAGGCGACCACCTTCACCTTGGCGGGAAACTCGCGCCTCATGCCGCCCTCTCGGTCTGTCTCAGCAGCTCGTCCGGGTCGTGGCCGGTCTCGGCGCGGATCACGTCGCAAACGGCGTCGGAGAGCCGGCAGAAGTCCGCGTGAGCCATCTTCGCAAAGCTGATCGACTTCGGTCGGAATACCACCAACGTGTCACCGTGGATCACCGGCATGGCGTAGGAGCCCGCGCCGCGGATGGCGGCCTCGGCCAGCATCATGGCTCGCTCCTTCGGCAAGCCGGTGAGCGGGATCTGCGCCCCGATCTCGCGCGCGCCGGCCTTCATCTGGAGGTAGGCTCTCAATTCCTCGCTGTTGGCGAACTGCCGCTCGTTGTCCTCGGGCCAGTGGAAGAACGCGGCCTTGATGATCGCGAAGTAGCGCCGGATCTGCTCGACGCTCCTGGGCTTGCCGCCCGACGACGGGGCCAGCTCGCAGCCGCAGTGTGGGCAGTCCCTCATGCGACATCCTCCACCTTTGGCTTTGGCCAGTAGGACATGGCCACTGTGCGCACGGCCTCTTTGTCGTGCCTGCCGATGAGGCCCTTGCGGAGAAGTTTCACGTAGGCGTCCTCCCAGCCGTAGCCAGCCCGCACATAGGTGCCGATCGCGGAGAACAGATGCGCCGGGATCTTGCGGTTGCTCATGGCGTGGGCTCCTCGCCGACATCCGCCACGAACTTTGCGGAAATCCCGATCTCGGCCAGCATGCCGCGGATCTGGTCCTCGGCAGCCTTGAGCCTTTCGTCAGCACGCCGCAGCAGGTCGTCCATGCGGGCCATCTCGGCCGCGTAGGCGCTCTCGAGGCGCTGGCGCTCGGTCAGGATCTCGTGCCGCTCCTCGATGGCGCGTTGGCGGATGCCGGCGAGGCTCTCGAATGTCTGGCGCCGGATAGGGACCACGGTCTCGCCTGGGTCCGTCTGCGGCGTGGCGTTCCACCAGCGGCGTTCTTTCATGGCGTCTCTCCCCTTGCTTTGGAGAGGGCGGCACGGGCCGCTTTCTGCGCCGCCATGTAAACTTTCTCGAGTTCCACGGACGCAATGTCTTCATCGAATGCGTCGCTTGCTTTGAGAAGGTTCTCCAGCGCCGCGTAAAGCTCTGGCGCGGACGCGATCAAAGAAGTGTTTGCGCGGCAGTTATTTTTTGTCCGCCCATCAACTTCGGCGATTAATGTTTTTCGTTTGGGTGAATCCCATATGAGTTCGCTATGAATATAACTCCCGTCGTGATCAGCGAGCTCGAACCCCCCATAATCACTTGTATAATACCACGGCCCCGGCGTGAATCTGGTCTCGCTCATTTCTCATCCGCCTCCAGCTTGAGCCGCAGATCCTCGATGGCCTCCTCCTCCGTCGCGCCGTGTCCGACAGGACAGGGAGGGCCGTCGTAGGTATCGTCATCGACGGCGAGCCAATCGAAGCGGCGATCGGGGATAGGCTTTGGGTCGAATGTGGTGCGGATGTTCATCGCTCGATCCCCATGGCTGAGCGGCAGGCGGCAATCGCCGTCCTGAGCCGCTTGCGGCCCTCATCCGTGAGCCCGTTGGCCTCGATGTAGCGGAGGCTTGTTAGACACGTCGCCATGGCGAGGCGATCGCTCACCGCGTCGGAGGCCATGGCGGCATCGAGGGCGATTTGCAGATCACGGCAGGCCTGCTCATGAGCCTGCCATGCGGCGTCGAGAGGGATGGTGCCCATCACTCGGCCTCCACGGTGAGTTCCTGCAGCTCTTGCCGGCGATCGTTGATCTCCGTGGCGAGGATGCGCGCCCAGCCGTGCGGCAGCGTGTTGAGCAGGTCAGCGTTGCGCGTCTCGATAGCCTCCAGATCGGCCAGCGTGTCGGCACCGCTTACGGCGCCGCGTAGTTCGTTGAAGGCCACGTCGTCGCCGTCCCGCTTCGCCTGCGAGCTCGACTTGCGCATGGTGCTCGCCGGCGCCTCGTCCATGAGGTCGTTCGACGTGCGCTCCTGCACGTCCTGCATCTCTTCGGCGATGTAGATGCCGGCCAGCACGTCGGCGGCGCCGTCGCGAGCGGCGAGGCCGCGGGCGCGCATCTGTAGCATGCGGTCGGGGTATTGCTTCCATGGCCCCTGCTTGCCCCAGAGTCCTGCCGTCGTGGCGTCTGCCTGGGTGAAGGTGCGGATGATCTTCTCGCCGCCCGGCCGGATCACGGTGCACTCGGCAAACTTTCCGCCCGGTCCCGTGCCGATCTCCTCGATGATCTTAAACCCCTTGCTCCAAAGGATCGCCGGGATGGCGTCGCCCCAGAGCGTGGGCCTGCCGTTGACGACGGCGATCTTGTTGATGGCCATCATCGGCGGAATGCCGATCTCGAGCCCGTGGAGGATTGCCACCGTCAGCTTTTCGGCGCTCGCCATGTCGCGCGGGGCGAGGCCGCTCGCCGCCACGGCTTTGGCCAGCCGGAACACCTCTTCAATGCTGCCCGGTACGATGCCGGCTATGACGCCGCCCGTCCTCAGCGCAACACCGCGTCCACCACCATTGCCGCCGCTGCTGAGAGCCCGACCGCCGTCACGCTCACCAGAAGGAGCGCCGTGCTCCAGATCAGAGCCGCTTCCCAGTTCCTGCGTCTGATGTCCATTGCCTGCCCCGGTCATCGTTTTATCTCCATCCACGCTATGGCCGCGCCTAGAGCGACCGAAACGACCACACAAACGAAAGCCCAGAAAAGCCACTCAACAGGACTGATCATTTTTTCACTCGAAATGGCGGGGGCTGGTCCCCGCAACTATCCCGCCAGCCCCCGCCGGTCGGCGCCGCCCGTTGCCCCCGCAACAACGGCCCTCAGGCGTCGCCAATCTGATTATCGGTGCATCGGCAGCATGAGGCTGTCAGCCTGCCGCCAGAACGTCGTTGCCGGCTCGTGCTCGCCGGCGGCCCGCTCGATGGCGTCGGGCATCTGCTCATAGAGGTTGCGCGCGACCAGATCGAAGATGCCGCCCTTCGTGTAGGGCCGCGTCGCTGGCCCATAGGTGCGGTTGCGCTTGTCCCAGACGTAGAGGCCGACCTCCTCAATCACTCCGTCATGCGTGACCCATGCGACGCCGCGAGCGTGCATGTCGATGTCCTGACCGCCGTCTCGAAGCTCGAGATCGAATTCGAAGGTGGTCATCACACGTGCCCCCCGATGGTCTGCAGGACCTCGATCATGTCGCTTGCGTGGAAAGCTCCGGCCTCGTCCGCTCGCGCCATCATCATGCCGACGAGCACGGTGGCGCTCGGGCGCTGCACCAGCTTCTGGGCGAGCATGTCGCGCTCGTCGCGGGTGCGCTCGTGGTCGGCCAGCTCCTTGAGCAAGAGGTCGGTGAGATCGGACAGCCGCCGTTCGAGGTAGACCACCCGGTCCTCGGGCTTGGCGTCGCGGCAGTAGAAGAACGACCGGACTTCGGAGAGTGTCATGTCGGAAATATCGTCGAGCATTGTCCCAGCCCCATGTGCCTAGAGGTCATCACCGGGACGCCGCGAGATGCTGTCTCACATCCAAGGGGGGAGGATGTTCGGCGCCCCGGTGATGAGTTGACACTAGTCGGACGCTAACGACACGTCAACACAAATCGGATGCTTCCTACTTATCCACAGTTGCACTCATGACACAGATTGCGCCGTTGCATGAATCCGACTATCGTTCGGGGCATGACAAGCCTGCGCGAACAATTTCTAGCTGAGGTGGAGGCCTACTTGCAGGCCTCCGGCATGAACCCGTCGGACTTCGGCGGGGCTGTGCTCAAGGATAGGTCGTTCGTCACGAGGCTCCGCAAGGGCCGCGACGTGACGACTCACACGATAGACAAGGTGCGGCGTTGGATCGAGCGCCACCCTCCCAAGGCTCGCCCGTCCCGTGCGCGCGAGGTAAGGCCCGCCGCGTAAGTCGGCGGGCCTAGTCCCCTCCGTACAGCGTCAGTCTCAGTTGCATCGCGTCTGCTGGCCCTACCGCCAGCGGGATCGGCCATGTGCGCGCTCTAGGTCTCTCCGTGTAGAGGCGCCGCGCATGGGCGTGACCGGTCCCGCTCGCCGTGAGGCATAGCCTCCTGCTGCGCTCCTGTGCAGGCGTCCGGCGGCGTCTGACTGACTAGAGAGGCCCGATGCCCAGCAGCAGGAGGTCCCCATTGGGGGCACATCATGTGGGGTCAAATCGGGCCGTCCGCCGGAGAAATTCGAGTTGGGACAGTGGGGGTTACATGTGGACAGATAAAGCGGTCGAAGATCTCAAGACGCTCTGGGCGAGAGGTCTTAGTGCCAGCCAGATCGCGGGCCAGCTCGGCGCTGTAAGCCGCAACGCCGTCATCGGGAAAGCTCATCGCCTTGGGCTTGCCGGCAGGGCTAGGCCAGAGCGTCAGGCCGTCGCCGCCAAGCACCAGCACCGCACGCGACACCGCTCCAAGGCAAAGGCGCCGCCGATGAACAAGCGCGAGAAGTCGCTGGCCGATCTTCTGACCGCCGAGCCCCTGCCGCCCAAGGAAGTCACCGACATCGCCCGCAAGACGTTCGCCGAGCTGGAGAGCACCGATTGCCGGTGGCCGGTCGGTGAGCCCGGAGAGCCCGGTTTTGGCTTCTGCGGCTGCAAGGCGTCGGCAGGCCTTCCTTACTGCCAGGACCACGCCCGCCGCGCCTACAGCGCCAGGATCGTCGGCCGTCCATCAGTTCCGACAGAGGTCGCCAGAGCGCCGGCATCGCTCACCGGCAAGGCCGTCCGCCATCTTTTTGGAACGTAAAAAGAAAAGCCCCGGAGCTAGGCTCTCCGGGGCAATCCGTTGTCCGGGGCTTGGACAGGTACTCGAAACCAACTGATCCCGTCTGGAGGATCATTATGCAAACGATAGCAAAGCAATTCGGCAGCATCAAGGCGAGGGCCGCGAAATGAGTGTGTACGACGAGATGCGCGCCATCCTCGCCCTGGACCTCAAGCCGAACGAGCTTCGCGTCCTCATGACCTACCGCCTCGAGATGGACGAGGACACCCGGCAGGTGCGCGGCAAGACGCAAGAGCAATTGCGCGCTATGTGCGGTCTCAGCAAGTCGCAATTCAGCATGGCAAGCGGTGCTCTCGCCGAGCGCGGATTGATCGAAGTCGACAAGGCTCCGAACGCAGCAAGTACGGTCTTCGTTCTGGTTCCGAATTCCGATGGTTCCGAAAATCGGAACACCCGAAACTCGGAACTCGGAACACCCGAAATTCGGAACTCCGAGGTTCCGAATTCCGGAACTCCTCTTTATATCGGCTCCAGTAAGTCGGCTCCTAAGTCGACGAAAGGGGTTAGCGGGCGCGCGAACTCTCACAAATTCTGGTCGGAAGCGATCGGCCACGGAGCTCACCACCACGACGGCGGTGTTCGCATGGACGGGGAGCGCATCGTCCTCGTCAACGGGACGAGAGCCGAATGGCTCGAGAAGTTCGACGGCGACGAGAACCGGCTCGACCTCGCCTTGCTGCAGGTTGCCGGTTTCATCCAGCCGAACAGTTCCCGCCCCCTGTCGGCGCAGGTCTCAAGCCAGCTCGCTCGCATCGCCGGCCAGCGCCACGACCAGACCATTCGCTACGAGGCTACGCGCGCCAAAGCGCAGCGGGCAGGACCGCAGCAGACCGGCAAGCGAACCCTTGCCGATGCCCTTCGTGATGCCGCAGCCAAGGAGTGCGCCTGATGTCGATTTCGCAGGAGATCATTGCCCGGTTTATGGCCGTATTTGGCGAGCCGCGCACGACCGATCCGGACCTGTTTCTCAAAGAATATGCCCGCTGCATGGACGGCTACGATGAGGCCGCGCTGCGCAAGGCTGCCGACAAGCTGATCGCCTCGAGCACGTTCTGGCCGAAGCCGGCAGAACTTCTGGCCGAGACGCGGAAGGCGTTGGCCGACGCTGCGCGCCACCGCCGGCCCCATGTGCCGGCTGAGCATGAGCAGATTGAGCGGCGCGAAGTGTCGCCGGAGGCAAGAGCACGAACCGACAAACTGGTCGCTGATCTCAAAGCCAAGCTGACGCTGACGAGCCAAGAGCCGACGCCTCGGCCGGTCGATGCCAGCGCCGGAAGCTTCTACGACATGCAGCGCAACAGCCCCAACAAGGGCCTGCACATGACGCGGGAAGGCTTGGCCCGCCTCACCGAGCAATCCCGCCGCCAGACCGGGGAGCGCGATGAATGATGGCCGACTTCGAGAAGCTCGCCCACGACGCCCGCCTCGCGGCGCAGAAATGGTCCGAAGACTGGCGCTATGAGTTCGAGGAGCGCGCCGCCATCAAGGAGATCGACGGCGGTATCCCGCGCGCAAGGGCCACATTCGAGGCCTTCTGCGAGATCCGCAAACGCAAGCAGGAATGGGAGGCCAAGGGGCAATGAGCAACTACATCGATCTTCTGGAAAGAAAAAACGCATCATTTTCGCCGCGTGGCATGGCGCGCGTCCCACGCCTGGCTGATGAGATGTTTCCGCATCAGAGACATTCGACGGAGTTCGCACTGCGCGCCGGGTGCTCTGCGATGTTTCTCGACACGGGCCTCGGCAAGTCGCTGTGCGCTCTCGAATGGGGGCGCGTCGTTGTCGAGCACACGAATAAGCCGGTCCTGATGCTGGCGCCTCTGGCTGTCGGTCCACAGCATCAACGGGAGGCGGAGAAGTTCGGCATCGCGGCCCGCTACATCCGCGAACCAGAGGATGTGAGTGGGGCCGGTGTGTGGATCACCAACTACGAGCGGCTGGAAAAATTCGACGCATCTAGTTTTTCCGGCGTCATTCTCGACGAGTCGTCCATCCTGAAATCCTTCACGGGAGCAACGACGCGAGCGCTCATGAGCGCATTTGCGGATACGCCTTTCAAGCTCGCGTGCACCGCTACGCCCGCGCCGAACGATCATACCGAGCTTGGCCAGCACGCGGAGTTCCTTGGCATCATGCGGACCATGGAAATGCTGGCCCAGTGGTTCATCAACGACACCAGCACGGCTAGTCAAGACTGGCGTCTAAAGAAGCATGCTGTGCGCCCCTTCTGGGATTGGGTCGCGAGCTGGTCGCGGTGCATCTCGAAGCCGTCAGATATCGGTTTCGATGATGGTAATTTCTCTTTGCCCGATCTCGTCATGCACCAGCACGTAGTAGAGGTTGATCGTTCGGTTGATGCTGGCGAGGAGAAGGACGGCCAGGCGCGGCTTCTGCGCATGCCAGAAACCAGTGCGACGTCAATCCATCGCGAGAAGCGTATGACGGTTGATGCGCGGGCGGACAGGATCGCTGCCATGGTTGCCGCAGAGCGCGACGAGCCGTGGATCGTGTGGTGCGACACCGATTATGAGGCTGATGCACTCACGAACCGCATCCCGGACGCGATGGAAGTGCGCGGCTCCATGCGTGCCGACGTAAAGGAGGAGAGGCTGGTCGCGTTCAGTCTCGGCAAGGCCCGCGTGATCGTCACCAAGCCGAGTATCGCCGGATACGGTCTCAACTGGCAGCACTGCGCGAGGCAGGCATTTGTTGGCCTATCGTTCAGCTACGAGAGCTTTTATCAGGCCATTCGGAGATCGTGGAGGTTCGGCCAGACGCGGCCAGTGCACGTCCATGTCGCCATGGGGGACACGGAAAAGGCAATATGGGACGTGGTGAGCCGTAAGAGCGGCGATCATGACCGCATGAAGAACGAGATGCGCGGTGCCATGAGCCGCGCGGTTAACGTGCACCAGCCACGGAAGCCGTACACGCCGACAAAGAACGTCATCATTCCATCTTGGATCGAGGGGAGCGCAGCATGAACACCATTATCAATCAAGCCGACGGCAAGACATTTTCGGCGATTCATGGCGATTGCGTTATGGGCATGTCTGATCTGCCCGACGCCAGCGTCGGGTTCTCGATATACTCGCCGCCATTCTCGGATCTTTTCGTCTATTCGGATAGCGCTGCCGATATGGGCAACAACGTCTCTGACAGCGCTTTTTTCGAGCAGTACGGGCATGTTATCGCGCAAAAAATGCGCGTCCTGAAACCGGGGAGGTTGACTGCGGTACACTGCACGGATCTACCTGCCCGCAAAGGGAAAGACGGATATATCGGCCTCAAGGGCTTTTCCGACGACATCGTGCGCGCGCACCAGGATGCAGGGTTTATCTATCATTCGCGCATCACGATCTGGAAGGACCCTGTTGTTGAGATGCAGCGCACGAAAGCCATCGGTCTACTCTACAAGCAGCTCAAAAAAGACAGCGCCATGAGCCGGGCCGGCATGGCGGACTATCTGCTGGTGTTTCGGAAGCCCGGCGACAATCCCGAGCCAATCGAGCACTCGACACAGGATATCCCTGTCGATATCTGGCAGAAGTGGGCCAGCCCCGTGTGGATGGATATCAACCAGACTGACGTCTTGAATGGCCGGCAGGCGCGATGCGAGGAAGATGAGAAGCATATTTGCCCGTTGCAGTTGCCGCTGATCGAGCGAGCCATCCGGCTGTGGTCAAACCAGGGCGATGTCGTGTTGTCCCCGTTCATGGGGATCGGGTCTGAAGGCGTTGTCGCCATGCGGACGCGCCGAAAGTTCATCGGGTTCGAGTTAAAGGAAAGCTACTGGCGGCAGGCATGCCGGTTCATTGCCGACGCCGAGGATGCGTCGGCCGGCGGATCGTTGCTCGACATTATGGGGGCGGCATGAATCTCGAAATCTGGCTCCTGTGGGCCGTTCTGGAAACCGGCGAGTCTGGCCCTGTCCCTGTCTCCCGCATGATCTGCGAGCTCACGGAGAGCGAGGTCAGCGCCGGCAAGGTGGTGACGGCCGAAAGGGCTTTCGACACGCCGAGGATCTTGGAAGCCTCCTGCCTCGGTCCCTATCTCCCGCCGTCGGATGGGATTTGTGAGGAGCCTGCGTCATGAGGATAGCAATCGCCCTTGCCGCTGTGTGTCTCGCGTCTCCAGTGGCCGCCTACGACTACGACCAGCGCTGGATAGGCCAGACGATCAGGCAGGGCCATCACGTCGAGCACCGGGCCAAGCCGCGCCCGGTCAAGCGGCACACGCCGAAGCCCAAGCCGGCGCCGAAGGTCGTCAAGGACGAGCACCCCGAGGCCCGCGTCTACGGCGTCACCATCCGCATGGTCCAGATCGACAAGCGGGATTGTCACGGCGGCTGTTGCCCGGCCGTGGAGAACATCTCTCGTGACCACAGCAGCCAGGACCGCGCGTGGAACGACGCCCAGCTTGGCTGGATGAAGGCCGTGGCCGTCCGCTACGGCTCCATGTACGCGGACATTCAAAATTCCGACTGGTCGGGCCTCGTCAAGCAGTGCTTCCGCAGCTCGTTCGGGGAGAGCTGGCTCGATCGCAACCTCGAGGCGGCGGCGAAAAACACCGGCATCTCCGACGGCCACAAGTGGACCTGCCGCATCATCGCCCGCCCCTGCATCCAGCCCGTGGACGGTGCGATCGATACCAAGCTCAAGGGGGATAGCCGGTGAACGCCAACCTCAACGTCGGCCAGATCATCAGCCAAGTTACGTCCATCATCACCACCATCGTCGGCATTGCCCTGCTGGTGCTCATTGCCGGCACCGTGGCGGCAAAGTTTGGCGTCCGGGCCAGCTTCCTGCCTCAGACGGGAGAGCAGGCTCTGGCGTGGCTCTGCGGGGCTTGGTGGCTCTATCGGGGAGGGAAGCTGTGATCGACGCCGACAGCGCTCGCCGCGAGTTGGCCCGCATGCACGAGTGCCTGCCGTATTTTACCGAGGCCGAATGCCGGCGGGCCGACCAACTGATCGACATCATCAACGAGGCCAGCATGGCAACCCGCGTCAAAGGCACCGTGAAGGACGGCAAGTTCAAGCCGAAGGATTCCACCCCCGCCCCTCTCCGCAAGGGCAAGGCTCTCAAGGCTGCCCGCGTCGAGAAGGGCCTCAAGGCCAACAGGGCTCGATCGAAAGCGACGTGACTGGTCGGAATTGGTCGGTGAATTTCCGACCATTTTCCGACCAGAGCAGAGAAAGATTAGGCCATGATCAAGGCAAGGTTGCGGAAGCACGATATTCCGATTGCAGTATTGGTGTGGGACGACGAAGAAGGCGAAGGCCGCGTTGTTTGGGATAAGCACGCAGTAAAGCAAGCTGAACGCATCGTTATGCTGGACGGAATGGTAGATTGGCGGGCCGCTTTGATTGCCGAATACAATGCGTGGCTGGAGGACGAGACCAAAGGCATGCCCGAGGCCAACCGCGAGAAGGCGAGGAAGGCATGAGCAAGCGCAAGCAGAGGCATGCAGTGTTGTCATTCATCCGAGAGCACATAGCTGAAAATGACTGCTGGCCAAGCAGAAAGGCCATCGGGCAGAAGATGGGCTGGTCCAGCTCGGCAGGCGTTGCGGACTGTCTTTGCGCTCTCCTGCGCTATGGAGAAATACGCCGCATCGAAGGTGCGGTGCCTCGCACGCCTCTTGGCGATCAATTTGAGTTGGTGGCGGAGGACCGCGCATGACTAAGGCGAGGATTATGGCGGAGAGATTGATCACCGCGATGGATAAAGCACGGCGATCTGGCCGCGTCGTGCATGAGCATGAGTTGACAGAGGCGGCGTTCGACGAGGCCATCGCCGCCGAGCGTGAGGCCTGCGCCAAGATCGCGGAGCAATGGGCAACCGAACTGGCAAAAGCGAGCGAACCGTACATGGCTACGCCGCAGGTGGCAGCACAATATCTGACGCGAGCGACAGATGCGGGCGACATCGCCGCCGCCATCAGAGCAAGAGGTCAGCAGTAGACGCCAATTCCCCCGTGCCTGCGTACCAGATCACAACTGCGAGGCACTCATTGACCTGGACCATACTTCGATCCGCCCCGTGCCGCGAATTTCGTGCAAGGGACGAGTTGCACAGACTCGGGCTCTCTGCCTACGTGCCCGTCGAGTTCGACGTGTCCCGCTTCGGCAGGGGCCGCGAGACCATCCGGAAGTCGCCCATCATCCGCGGCTACGTGTTCGCGGCCGTGCCTGACAGCCATTGGCCGACGGTCGCCGCCGTCCGGGACATCAAGGGCGCGATCATGTTTAACGGCCGGCCGGCCCGCTTGGCGCAGCGTGAGGTGGACGCCATCGAGCTGCTGTCCCGCCCCGTCGAGCGCCATCGCGGCGTCCGCTGGCGGCCCGGTGATTCAGTCGCCATTCGGCGCGGTGCGTTCGCCGCGCTCGAGGGCGTTGTCCGGCGTATCGAACGCGGGAAAATCATCACGGAGATCCACATGCTCGGAAAGCTCTGCGAGGTTCCTGTGTCGGCCGACCATCTGGAGGCCGCATAGCATGGCCTACAGACGCATCCCGCCGAGTAAAACCTAAGTCCCGCGTGTGCGAGACAAGAGGAACCCGCGTCGGTAACGGCGCGGGTTCGTGGAACCGGCAAACCCGCATGAACAGGGCACTTGGAACCGGGTGGAACTGAAACTGGAACCGGGTGGAACCGCGTGGAACCCATGGAACCGAGGCTGAAAACAAAAAAGCCCCGGTCGGGATCGCTCCCGCCGAGGCTCGGTTCAGGCTGCGGTGGCTCTCCGCCATGCCGTGGTTTTGGGCAGTCGCGGGAACCGCTTCTGCACCTCCGGGATCTGCGGGTTCCGCCCATGCACCCGGCGGAACTCTCTCACCCAGTCGATCACGGGGTCAACCGGCGCCTCGGCGGGCGGCAGCGGATCGTTGGCCGGCAGGGCCGGGACGAGCCGAGGACGCCTCTTGTGGCCGAGGCCCAGATGCAGGAACGCGATCGTGCCGAGCTCGGTGATGAGCACCGTCACGAACGGCATGTTCAGGGCGAGCCAGTCGTCCGTCACATGCAGGCCCCACGACGCAAGGACTTTCGCCGCGTGGCTGTACCCGCTCGGGGCTTGTGGGGCAGGCAGCGCCGCGAGCGTTGCCTTGTGGCCCTTAATGGCAGCCGCGTAGACGTTGACCGTCGCCTCGCGGCCCTGACAGCGCTTGCCGCGACCGCTGGCACACTCCCGTGCCATGTCGGCCTGAGCCTCGGCGAGCATTGCCTCGGCCTTGGCAAGCAGCTCCTCCTCGTGCGCTCGAGTTTTGTTCGCGGCCTCGATCGCAGCGGCCTTGCTGCCGGCCTGCTCGGCGTTTCTGGCGCCGGACGAGACGACAACGTAGCCGGTCCCTCCGACGAACAGCATGACGAGCATGATGCCGGGGATGATGGCCCCGGTCCGGAGCGCAGGAGCGGCCATGTGGCCTGATGCAATGGCCGCCACGAGGGCCGCCAGCGCCAGGACATGGCCTGTGGTGATCGCCGCGCCGCCGAGTACGTCCGAGAACAGCACGTAAGCGGTGACGAGAGCGAAGAAGATCCCGAGGCAGATTGCGCCCCAGGACCGCACGGTGGTAGTGGTAGACATAGGGTCTAACTCCCGGTGATGTCGGGGTTGGATCAAGGGCCGCCTCGGTGCTCCAACACCGTTGCGGCCCGCTCTATGTGAGGATGTTCGGTCCCCCCTACGCCCTTCGGCTCCCTCTCGCTTTCGCAAGGGGAGCCGGGAAGGGTTAGTTCTTGCGCGCGGCTCGGAGCCGTTCGCCCGCCGTCATCTGGCTAACATCGCCAGCCTTGACCGCGTGCCGCCTAGCGA